TACTAAGGGTCCAATTACACAAATTGAGGTGGTAAATGGTGGTAAGGCATATTATTCACTTCCTGGAGTAACTACAGTTACATCTGCAAATGGAACGGGTGCTATCCTAGAAACAGATAGTAACATAGTCGGTCAAATTAATAAAACCAGAATTCAAGACATTGGTTTTGACTTCCCTACTGATAAAACTCTAAAACCATCAGTTACGTTACCAAATATCATTAAAATTGAATCCTTAAAATCATTTGAATTTATTGGAGTTAGTTCTGGTGGTAGAGGATATTCATCTGCTCCCAAATTATTAGTATTTGATGGAAAAACAGATGAGAGAATTACAGATGTAGATTTACAATACAATCTTGGTGATGAGCAAGTAACTATTCTTAAAAATACCAAGGGAATTAGTAATACCTTACCAACGATTTTACCTACTGCAAATACTAATGGTGTTGGTATTAGTACCATTGGATTTAATACAACAACAAATCAAGTTACTGTAACTTTAGCAGTTGGATTCAGCACTGCTGAAACTTTCCCGATTGCAGTTGGAGATAAAGTTTTAATTGAAAATATTAGTGTTGGTGTTGGTTCGACAGGGAGAGGGTTTAATTCTTCTGGATATGACTTTAAGTTATTCCCAATTATTGCTGTAGATCAAAATCTTGGTGGAGTTGGAGCAACTGTTGCTTACAGTCTAGAAGGATTATTTGATACTAATAAAGGAGAATTTGTTGGTGAGTTTGATTCATTTAATTCAGGTGGAAGAATTATTCCAGAAAAACATTTCCCAATCTTTGATATTGTATTAAAAGATAATAATTTTGCTGATGGTGAGATAGTTGAATCTGATACTACTTCAGGAACTGTTGAAAGTTGGGATAGAAAAACTGGTGACCTTAGAGTTTCTACAAATAAAGATTTCTTAGTCAACGAAGTTATTCGAGGAACTGCATCTAAAACTCAAGGAATTGCCTCTTCAATTACGACTTATGAGGCTTTAATCGAAACTGATTCTACATCTAGAGTTCTGCAAGGATCATTAACTGATTCTGGTTTCTTAAATGCCAATATGCAGAGAGTGCAGGATAGTTTTTACTACCAAAACTTCTCATATTCTCTTAGATCAAGAGTTGATTATGATTCTTGGAATGATGCAGTAAGTGTTACTAATCACACTGCTGGATTTAAAAAATTCTCTGACTATCAACTTGAAACTCCAGCATCGTTCTCTGAAATTACTTCAAATTCAATGGCAGTTGGATTATCAACTGAATTGTCTTACTTTACAGTCGTCAATGATCTTTATGGAGTTGCTGATTTAAATTGTGTTTATAATTTTGATCTAGTTGCAGAAAATTCTTTAGACATAGCCGGTTCTGTATATTCTGATGAAGTAATTTTTGCAAGTAGAATTTTACAAGATTACTTTGAGTCATTTGGCAATAGGGCAGTTGAGATTGACAATGTAAGTGGACTGTTTAATAGCAATCCTAGATCATCAAGATTTGCTTTAATTGATAGTTTTAATATTAATAACAGTAGAGCAATGAAATATTTCATCTATGCCAAGGATGAAAGATTTGTTAGTGAAAGACAATTTGATATTGTCACAATGGTTCAAGACGGAACTTTTGCATACATTAATCAATACGGAAGAACAGATACCTTTGGAGAACTTGGTTCATTTGATATGGTTGTTTCTGGTGTTAACGCATCACTACAATTCTTCCCCAATAACTTTGCATTTAATGACTATCAAATTGTCAATATTGCATATCACCTTGATGACAATGTAATTGGAGTTGGAAGCACAGTATTCTTTGACAATGTAGTTGAGATACAGACTGATAGTGTTGACTGCACAGGTGGTCGTACAACGGTTGTTTCTGTTGCAGACACTGTTAGATCTATGAAAGTTTATTCTTGCGTTTCAGATCTGACAAACAATGAGTATCAATATGATGAGTTGAATATGGTTCACGATGGCAGTGAAATCTATGTAACTGAATTTGGCAGATTGACTACAAATCAAGGATCTTTTGTTGGAACGGGATTTGGAACATTCTATCCATTCTTTGATGGATCTACTATTAAGATTGATTTTATTCCAATTGCGGGTGTAGCAGTAACTGCAAACACTATGCAAATCGGCATTACCTCCGAATCTATTGTTGGATTTGGAACAAATGAAATGAAGCATGCTTTCCTTGACGCACAAACTACAACAATTGCTTCATCTGGAACTCCTGGAATCACTACAGTTGCATCTTATCTTCCTGAATATGATGCTGCATACTTCATGGTTCAAATTTCTGATACCGGAAATAATCACAATCACCATGAAATGAGAGAACTGCTTGTTCTTGATGATTTCTCTTCCGCTGAGCAAGCATCAACAACATATATTCAAGAATTTGGTATGGTAGAAACTGAAACTACTTTACCATACGTAACTGGACTAGGAACATTTGGCGCAAGAGTGACTTCTGGTGGCGGTGTTTCTCTGACCTTCACTCCACAAGCTGGAATTGGTGTAACGGTTAAGACATTTATGAATGCTCTGAGACTTGAAGATGATAGTAAGGATGAAATTGATTTTGATAATGGTCTCATTGTTTCACATTATGCAAGGTATGAAGGAACTGAAAATGCCGTTAAGAAAGCATTCAATTTAACTCATAGAGAGGCTCCACTTTTTGAGAGATATTTTGTTGGTAACGATAGTGATATTGTTAGTATTGATGCAAATACCATTAGAATTCCTAACCACTTCTACGTAACTGGTGAAGCGATTCGTTATGATAGAAATGGTGGAATTACATCATCTATCGGTATTGCAACTACAAGTTTTGCTGGACTTGGTAATACAGAATTCCTTCCAATCAATCAAGATATATTTGTAATTAAAGTTACTGACGATAAGATCAAACTTGCATCAAGTGCAGAAAATGCTCTGAAGAGAATTGCTGTTCCTATTGAACTTGAAAGTGTTGGTGTTGGAACTTCTCATAGATTCATAGCAACAAATCAAAATGCTAAGTGCATGCTTGCTCTTGATAATTTAATTCAATCGCCTGTTGTATCCACTGCTCAGACTCAAACTCTTGCAGATAGAGTATCAAGTGTTGATAATGAGGTATTCCTGAGTGGCATTACATCATTCTTTGGATCTGATTTGATCAAGATGGGTGATGAAATTATGAAGATCACTGGTGTTGGTATTGGTAGCACAAACAGATTTACTGTTCGTCGTGGTCAATTAGGAACTAAAATTGGATTAGGAGCAACTGGTGATACAATCACTAAAGTTGTAGGTAACTACAATATCATTGATAATGTCCTCAACTTTGTTGATGCTCCCTATGGCGGACAACCCATTGGTAGCATTACTAATAGACCAGATGAAAGAGATTGGATTGGTATTACAACTGGATCTACTTTCCAAGGAAGAATGTTTATGAGATCTGGTACACCAGATACTACAGAAGAAACTTACTCTGGAAATGTAATCTTTGACAGTCTTTCAGATCAATTTGATGGAACAACTCCAACGTATGTCCTTACTTCTGCAGGATCTTCTGAAATCTCAGGCATAGCCACTGGAAATGGTGTTATCTTAATTAATGACATTTTCCAAGAACCTGGAAATAGTGCAGACTATACTATGGGAGAAAGTGCTGGCATTACCACTATTACATTTACGGGGACTGCATCATCTACAACAAGTGATGCAAATACTGCAGGACTTCCTCTTGGCGGAGTTCTTCTTTCCGTAGGATCTACAGCAGGATTAGGATATCAACCTTTAGTTTCTGCTGGAGCAACTGCCAGTGTTTCTGGACTCGGAACTATTTCTTTGATCAGTGTAGGAAACACTGGATCTGGATATAGAGTTCCAACAAAATATGAATTTCTTGCTGATATTGCATCTCCTGTCGGAGTTGGGTCCACAGAAATCTATCTGGAAAATACCGGAAGTGTTCTCAGTCTCATTGAAACTTTGAATAGTGGAACTAATTGTACAATTGGAGTTGGAACTGATTTTACTCCAGTAACAATTGTATCCACAGCATCTACTTTTGTTAGAATTGGAACCGGAGATACAATTTCTACGGTAATTCCTGAGGGAACTCAAACTAAAATTATTGTTACTAATCCACAAGTTGGATTTGTAAATGTTAGTGTTGGTGAAAGTGCAACTGGGACTGCAACCTTGAGTCATGTTGGTTTTGCAACCATCTTGACGGGAACTGGTAACATATCAACTTCGGTTACGATAACAAATCCAGGTTCTGGATATACCACTTTAATCAAACCATTTGTGGAGATTGATGATCCTCTGTCTTACACTAATATTCCTCTTAACTATGTCGGAACTGCTCAGTCTGGACTGAATGGAACTGTAGACATTGTTGTTGGTAATGGATCTAGTATTATTGACTTCTCTATTAATAACAAAGGTGTTGGATATGCTCCTGGAGAAATTCTTACCATTCCTGTTGGTGGTTTGGCTGGAATTCCCACTTCTGGAACATTTAATCAATTTGAATTGGATATTCAAAAAGTATTCTCTGATGAATTTACTGGTTGGACGATAGGAACTTTACAGACTCTTGACGATCCATCTGGTAATTTTGACGGTGCAACCAAAGCATTCAATATAACTCTTGGTGGTAATTTGATTTCAATTAGATCTAATAGAGGATCTAAGATTGATGTTGAACAAGTCTTACTTGTATTTGTAAATGATATCTTACAAGAACCTGGTCAAGGATATCAATTCCCCGGTGGTAGTGTTATTACCTTTGCTGAAGCACCAAAACCTGGAGACTCTTGTAAGATTATTTTCTATAAGGGAAGTGGAGATGACCAGGATGTTATCTTGAGAGAGGTTATTGAGACCGTTAAAAAAGGTGATACAGTTACACTTGGATATGATCCAAGTCGTGGACAAGATCAGTTCTTACAGGAAGATGCAAGAACAGTTACTGCAGTTAATTCAACCGATCAAGTTCAAACATTCCCATATTTTGGACCTGGTAATACTACAGATGAAACTCTGTTTAGACCTCTTGTATGGTGTAGACAGACTGAAGATAAAATTATCGATGAAAAACGTGTCGCTAAGGACAGAGAATTATATGAACCACTTATCTATCCTTACGCATATATAACCAAAACTGTTGGTATTGGATCTACTCACGTTTATGTTGATAGAATCAGACCACTGTTCAATGGAAGAAATGAAAATGACACGAGTCTTTTATTCCAAGACAAAGTTAAGTTTGTCTCTCAAGTTGTACAAGTAGGAGCATCTGCTACTGCAGTAGTGAGTGCAGCAGGAACAGTATCATCTCTTGTTATATCTGATGGTGGTAGTGGATATACATCTGCTCCAACAGTCAGTATTGCTGGAACTGCACAGCAAGATGTCACGTTAGGTTTGACTACGGCTACTGCCACTGCAACAATCAGCGCGGCAGGAACTGTTTCAACTCTTTCTCTGACTAATGTTGGAACAGGTTATACAACTGATAAACCACCTGGTGTATTGATTTCTTCTCCAGCATATAGTGAGGAAGAAAATCTCATTACAAACTTCCTCGGAGACTCTGGAATTATTGTTGGATTTGGAACAACAACTGTAAGTGGAGTTACCACTCAGTTTATATTTGATCTACATATACCATATGATTCTAAACTTAGGGAATCTACTATTGTTGGAACAGCAGTAACTCTGAGCACTCTTAATGTAAATGATTACTTTGTGGTTACGAGATCAAATGTTGGTAATGCATCAACTTCAATCGTTTCTCTTGATCCTGATGGATCTACTGCAGGGGTTGGTAAATCATTTATTGACAATGTTTATGTCGTTCAAAACGTTCAAAACGTAGAAAGACAGATTATTGGAATCGGAACCTCTGTTTTCCGAAGAGTATTTGTTAACATTGATGATACATTTACTTTTGGAACTGCAGGAACTATATCCACTACAACTAGTGCTGGATATGGAGATTACAGTTGGGGCAAATTTGTAATGGCATCTAGAGCAGGATTGAATTCTTACTCTGCATATACCTCTGGTGGGGTAATCGGTATTAATACCTCTATGAGGGTTGAGAGATCTGTTCAACTCAGATCTAAAAATTACATCCCATCCAATACATAATAAATAAAAAAAACTCCATTAAATTGGCACAAAATGGCTGCAATTATAACTGATCAAATTAGAATATTGAATGCAAAGAATTTTGTATCTGGAGTTAGTTCCAGTTCTAATTCCTACTATTCTTTTATTGGTCTACCAAATCCATCAGATTATCAAAGTGACTGGGACACAAATCCCCCCGCTCCTAAGGATAATTTTTCAGAAGAGAATGATTATTGGGATACCATGATCGCTCTAAAGAAAATTAACTCTTCTGATGTAAGGCAAGTAATTCCTAAAAGAAATTGGACTTCTGGCACAACCTATGACATGTATCGACATGATTATAGCGTGACCAATACCGCAGCCGTATCCGGTGCTACAAATCTATATTCTGCATTTTACTATGTAATGAATAGTGACTTTAGAGTTTATATTTGTTTGCAAAATGGAACAGATCCAAATAATCCAAATGGCAAACCCTCTTTGGATGAACCTTTATTCACAGATTTAGAACCAAGATCTGCTGGATCTAGTGGTGATGGATATGTTTGGAAATATCTTTATACTATTAAACCAAATGAGGTTGTAAAATTTGAATCAACAGATTTTATGCCTGTTCCTGCTGACTGGCCAACCTCAAGTGATAATGCAACTGTTAGAGATAATGCTGTAGATGGATCAATCAAAATTGTCACTGTAACCAATGATGGAGTTGGTCTTGGAACAGCAAATCAAACTTATACAAGAGTTCCAATCGAAGGTGATGGTTCTGGAGCAGAATGCACTTTAACTGTCGGTGCTGATTCTAAAGTTAGTGGGGTAACAGTTTCTAATCAAGGATCAGGATATTCTTTTGGTAGTTTAAATCTTAGTGCCGGGGGAGTTCCAACGGGAACAACCATCCCAACATTTGATGTAATCATGTCCCCACAGGGAGGTCATGGAGCAGACATTTACAGAGAACTTGGAGCATTCAATGTTCTTCTATATTCAAGAATTGAAAATGATAATGAAAATCCAGATTTTGTAACTGGTAATCAAATTGCAAGAGTTGGTGTCGTAGAAAATCCAGAAGTAACGGCAGGTACGGTTTTAACTTCAGATAAAGCAAGTGCTCTTAACGCATTAAAACTAACCGGAACTGGTTATAGTTCTGCTTCATTTACGGCAGATTCATATTTTACTCAAACAGTTGCTACTGGTAGCACTGCTGTTGGTAGAGTTGTAAATTATGATGCAACAACAGGAGTTTTAAAGTATTGGCAAGATAGATCTCTTGCGGGTTTTAACACTGTAGGAACTGCTTTAACAAATCCTACGTATGGATTTGATTTGAAATCATTTACCGCAGCACCGGAGTCCGGTGGAAGTTTAACCATTGTTCCAACGAGTGGATCCAATTTGGCAATTGATACATCCTTTAGCGGTATCTCAACCATAATAAATAATAAAACATATTATCTTGGTCAGTCATTTACCAGTGGGGTTGCAGGTCCTGAAGTTAAAAAACATGCAGGTAACATTATCTACGTAGATAACAGACCTTCAATTACCAGATCATCTAACCAAAAAGAAGATATCAAAATCATTTTGCAGTTCTAAAGAATTATGTCTCAGCAAACAAATCTCAATGTAGCCCCATATTTTGACGACTTTGATTCTGCTAACGATTTCCATAAAGTTTTATTTAAACCGGGATATCCAGTACAGGCGAGGGAATTAACTACTTTACAGTCTATTCTGCAGAATCAGATTGAAAGGTTTGGTCAGCATTTCTTTAAAGAAGGTGCAAAAGTAATTCCAGGAAATACTGGATACTCTCAATTATATTATTGCGTTCAACTGCAAAACACATATCTTGGGGTTCCTGTTGCTGCGTATGCTGAGCAATTAGTTGGGACAAAAATTACTGGAGAATTGTCTGGAGTAAGTGCTGTTGTTGATAAAGTACTTTTACCAGAAGATTCTGAGAGGGGAAATCTTACTCTTTATATTAATTACTTAAACTCAAGTACAACAAATAATTCAACTCAGACTTTCTCTGATGGAGAGTCTTTGACTTGCAATCAGGTTATTTCATCAGGATTACTTGGAAATTCGACGATTGCTGCTGGATCACCTTTTGCAAACGCTATTGCATCCGACGCATCAGCAACTGGATCTGCATTTCAGATTCAAGAGGGAATATATTTTATTAGAGGTCATTTTGTAAATGTTCAAACTGAAACTCTCCTTTTAGATCAGTACGGAACTAACCCAAATTATAGAATTGGTCTTCAGGTTACTGAAGAGATTGTTAATGCTGATGCAGATGAAACTCTAAATGATAACTCTCAGGGATTTAATAATTATTCTGCACCAGGTGCAGATAGACTAAAAATATCGGTAAGTCTTTTTAAAAAACCATTAACTGATTATAATGATGATCAGTTTGTTGAATTATCTATTGTAGAAGATGGAAATATTAAAACTCAAACCAACAGAGGAGATTTGGGTGGAGGACAAGGATATAAAGATTGGACTGACATACTTGCAAGAAGAACATTTGCAGAATCTGGAGATTATTTTGTAAAAGCATTTGATCTCTCTGTTCACGAATCTCTTAACAATGGAAAAGGTAATAGAGGAATATTTAATTCCGGACAATTAACCTATAGTGGTCAAATTCCAACTGACGATTTAGCACTTTACAAATTCTCGCCAGGTAGAGCGTTTGTTCGTGGATATGACATTGAAATTTCAAATCCAACATTTATTGATGTTCCAAAACCAAGAACAACAAAAATTATTGAAGATCAATCTATAATTTATAATACTGGTCCAACCCTAAAAGTAAACAGAACTTTTAGAGCACCTGAAGTTGGTATTGGTAACACATATGTTCTCAGTTTAAGAGATCAAAGAGTTGGTGTAACTTCAGATACCACTGCTCCAGGTAAAGAAATTGGAGTTGCAAGAGTTTATGATTATAGATTAGAATCTGGATCTTATGATGCAAGTAACAGCACACTTAATCAATGGGACATTGCATTATACGATGTTCAAACAACTGTAGAGTTGTCCTTGAATCAGGCAACTACTTTATCAGTTCCTACCTTTGTTCAAGGTTCACGTAGTGGTGCAACAGCATTCATCAAAGATGCTGTGGTAGCTGGAACTGCTGTGACTGTATATGAAACTGAGGGAGATTTTATAGTAAATGAATCGTTAATATTTGACGGAGTTGCTGATGGTAGAATCGCTATAGCAGTAACCACTCATGACTTATCTGCAGTTAAATCTGTATATGCAACTAATGATAGAGTAACTGGTATTAATACGTTTACAGCAGATGTAATTCAATCAAGAGATCTTATAGTTGGTGTGGCAACTATCACTGCTGCATCTGGGGGAGTTAGTACAGTAAGAAGTACTAACAATGCTCTTCCTGCTTTATTTAAAGTTGGAGATCTTGTTGAATATACCAACACTTCTATTACTGTAACCGATCCATCTATGGCCAGGGTTACAAGTGTGGCAACCAATAGCATTGGGATCTCAGCTGTAACTAATGTTCCTGGAATTGTAATTGGATCTCTTCCAACAGTCTCCATTGATGTAAATGACTTTAGATTGGTAACAACAAAGTTAGATTCATCTTCTGATAATACACTTTATACGCATTTACCAAAAGCAGATATTGCTTCTGTTGATCTTACTAATGCATCTTTAACTATTAGAAAAACTTTAACTGTAGATATTGTTTCTGGACAACTTTCCTCTCAGGTAACTGCTGATGCAAATGAAACTTTCTTACCTTTTGATGAAGAAAGATATTCTCTGATTAGAACTGATGGAACTGCGGAACCATTAACTGCGGATAAATTATCAATCAATACTGCTGGAACTGGATTAAATATTTTTGGTCTTGGAGCAAATGATACTGGAGCATCTTTAATTGTCTCCCTTAGAAAAGTAAAACCAACATCAAAAGTAAAAATTAAAAATAGAGTTAAAACTCTAATTGTTGATAAGTCAAATAACTCTGCTTCTGGAACTGGATCTACAACTTTAAATGATGGTCTTGTATTTGGAAATTATGCTTTTGGAACAAGAGTGCAGGATGAAGTTATTTCATTAAACGTTCCTGATATTATTAAAATTCATGGCATTTTTGAATCATCAGATACTAATGATGCTTCTGCACCAAAAGTTTCTTTAACTAACATTAATAGCACTTCAACTACAACAGCAGAATTGTTAGTTGGAGAATCCTTTATTGGAGAAACAACCGGATCTGCACAGATAGTAACCGAAAAACTTACATCAGGTCAAATTTCATTTACATCTACTAATGATGTACAATTGATAGAAGGTGAAACAGTAACATTCCAGGAGAGTGGTATTCAAGCAATAGTATCTGTTTTGGATTCTACAAGTTTTGATGTCTCTGAGAATTTTACTTTTATCACTGGTCAAGAAGAAACTTTCTATGACCAGGGAAGATTAAAAAGGAAAGAAGGAAAAGAAGCACCAGCAAAACAATTGAAAGTTTATTTCTCAAGTGCTTCTTTTGATTCAACAGATACTGGAGATATTACCACTGTAGAATCATATAAGAATTTTGACTACGCAACTGAAATTAAAACTGTTAATGGATTCCCAATGTCTGATATTATTGATATCAGACCAAGAGTTTCTGAATATTCTGTTACCGAGGGTGCAAGGTCTCCTTTAGAATTTTTTGGAAGAACTTTTAATACTGCTGGTAATTCTGCCACTAACATATTAGCATCCGATGAATCAATTTTAACAACATTCTCACATTACCTGGGTAGAATTGATAGAGTTTTCTTAGATAAAACTGGAAAGTTTCAAATTGTTTATGGAACTCCCTCTGAACTTCCACAAAGACCTAATCCTATCGATGAAGCAATGGAAGTTGCTGAGATTACTTTACCTCCATTTCTTTATAGTGTACGTCAGGCTTCTCTTAGATTTTTAGAGCATAAGAGATTCCAAATGAAAGATATCAAGAATCTTGAGAACAGAATCAAGAATCTTGAGTTTTATACATCATTATCAGTTTTAGAAACCAACACTGCAAACTTATTTGTAACCGATAGTGAGGGTCTTAATAGATTTAAATCAGGATTCTTTGTTGATAATTTCTCTACATTTAGACCTCAGGAAGATCGTATTGGAATCAAAAATAGTATTGATAGAAAAAATAAAGAACTAAGACCAAAACACTATACAAACGCTGTTGATCTTATTTTTGGACCAGTAGTGGATGTGGATCCAACTGCAGATCTAAATTTTGCTACTATTGAAGGAAACAATATTAGAAAAGCAAATGATGTAATTACTCTTGATTATAGTGAAGTTGAATATATTAATCAACCATTTGCAACTAGAACTGAAAGTGTAACTCCTTTCTTAATTAGTTTTTGGCAAGGAACTATGGAATTAAACCCAGCATCTGATACCTGGGTAGATACCGTAAGACTTGATGCCAAAATTATTGATGTTGAAGGTGATTATTCTTCGACAGTTGAATTATTGCAAAGAACTGAAAATCTTGATCCACAAACTGGTTTTGCACCTATTGTATGGAATGCTTGGGAAACAAACTGGACTGGTTTTGAGTTTAACGATACAACCAGAAGAACACAGTCTTCAACTCAAGGTGGTAGAAGAGGTGTTGGTGGATGGATCAATGGTGGTAGTGGAGCTGCAAGATGGGTCGTAACTCAAACAACTACAACGAGAGAGGAAACTCTTAGAGAAACTATTCAAACTGGTGTTGAATCTAGAACTGGTCTTAGGACAGTTGTTACAGAGCAGTTTGATCAAGAGTCTGTTGGTGATAGAACCGTAAGTAGAGATCTTATTCCATACATGAGATCAAGAAATGTTGAATTTGTTTCCAAGAGAATGAAACCACTGACAAGAATGTACGCATTCTTTGATGGTGAAGAAGTATCCAAGTATTGTGTTCCTAAGTTACTTGAAATTTCCATGGTTTCTGGAACATTTCAAATTGGAGAGTCCGTAACTGGACGTATGGCAAATACTGGTCTGGGTCTTATTGATAAAAATCCACCAAGAATTACATTTAGAGTTGCTCAATCTAATCATAGAGAGGGTGAATATAATGCACCTGATCAAGTATTCAGAGAGAATCCTTATGATGGAACTCCCCTATCTTCAATATACTCAGCCTCGTCAACTATTTTAAATATTGACACATTCTCACTCTCAAATGAGGCACAAGGGCAATACAGTGGTTATGTTGCTCAAGGAATGGTTCTTAAAGGATCTACAAGTGGTGCCGAAGCAACCATTACAAATGTAAGACTTGTTTCTGATTTAGCGGCAAATCTAACGGGTAGCTTCTTTATTCCAAATCCAAACAATTTAAATCACCCAAGATTTGAAACAGGAACAAGAACTTTTGTTCTTACAAATGATGAAGATAATGATGTTAATGTAGCAACAACCATCGCAGAAGAAGGATTTACTGCTTCAGGAACTCTTGAAACTGTTCAAGAAAATATTATTTCTGTTAGAAATGCAAGAGTTGAACAAAGACAAGAATTCCAAGAAAGAAATGTTAACCGTAATCTTGGAACAGAGGTTGTAGGCAGCAGTGTTGTTGGACAAACCTCAAGAGATGTTACTGTTGGTTGGTATGATCCATTAGCACAATCTTTCTTAGTTGAGGAAGAAACTGGAGTATTTGTCACCAAGTGTGATGTTTACTTTAGAACAAAGGATGACATGGACATTCCTCTAGTATTCCAACTTAGGACTATGGAGAATGGATTCCCAACACAAAAAATTCTTCCTTTCTCAGAAATTGTTGTTGATCCTGCAGACATTGAAACTTCAGACGATGGATCTGTAGCAACCACGATTGAATTTAAAGCTCCTGTTTACTTGGAGGGTGGCAACGAGTATTCTATCGCACTTGCATCTAACTCAACAAAGTATAGCGTTTATATCTCAAGAATTGGTGAGAATGATCTTCTCAGTGACACCTTTATTTCTAACCAACCATATCTTGGATCTCTGTTTAAGTCACAGAACGCATCTACCTGGGAAGCAAGTCAGTGGGAAGATCTTAAATTTATAATGTATAGAGCGGACTTCATTGATTCTGGAACTGTAGAATTTTATAGTCCAGAGTTGACTGAAGGTAATAGACAAATTCCAACTTTACTGCCGGATTCAATTGTACTTTCTTCTAGAAAAATTAGAGTTGGTTTGGGAACTACAGTTGCAGATTCTGGATATGAACTTGGTAATACTTTCTCACAACAAACAACTAATGCAACTGGCGACTTGGTTGGAACTGCAGGAACAGCATCTGGAACTCTGACCATTTCAAATGCAGGTATTGGTCTTACACCTAATGATGGTTCTCTTACTTTTACCGGAGTCAATCTCGTTACTTTGAGTGGTAATGGTAGAGGTGCTCAGGCAGCAGTTACTGTTGCTAATGGTGTTGCTGTTGCTGCTACAGTTACTAATGCTGGAGGTAATGGTTATCAAGTAGGAGACGTTCTTGGAATCACTACGATTGGTAATGCATCAGTAGGAAGAAATGTAAGACTAACTGTTGCTGGAATTGGACAAACCAATGAACTAATCTTTGAAAATGTTCAGGGAGAATTTGCAGTTGGCGCTGCAAAAACTATGATGTATGTCAACAGTGCAGGGATTACAACCGAACTTAATTATGGGTTGCCCGGAGGTGTTGGTGGTAATGTTCAAATTTCTACAGTTGTCGTTGATTCTGATGGTCTTCACGCAAAAGTTGAGCATCAAAATCATGGAATGTATTTTGTAGATAATAGAGTTATTCTTTCTGGTATTGCTCCAGATGTTAAACCAACTAAGTTGAGTGCATCTTATTCTTCCAGTTCTACTTCTGGTCTTTCCGTTGATGATGCATCAAACTTCTCTACGTTTGAAAATGTAGGTGTTGGAACAACCAATACTGGATATTTACTAATTGGTGACGAAATAATTGAATATACCTCAGTCACTGGTAACAGTATTGGTGGTAATATTATAAGAGGAACAAATCCAATTACATATCCTATTGGAACTCCAGTGTTTAAGTATGAGTTGGCAGGAGTTAATCTGCATAGATTTAATAAAACTCATACTCTAAGTGATGTATCTATTGGAAGTTCAATCACCTTTGATTCTTATAATATTAAATTAGATATGTCAGAGAAATTTAACTCTGACAATGATGATCGCAGTAACGACGTTGGACATCCAAAACTATACATTGGAGAATCTAAGTCATCTGGAGGATCAAAAATTAAGGCAACTCAAAATATGCCATTTGAAATCATCACTCCAATTGTTCAAAATGTTACTGTTAGAGGAACATCTCTTAGTGCAGAAGTGAGAACAATAACGGGTCAAAGTATTAGTGGAAATGAAATTGCATATGTTGATGCTGGATTTGAACCATTAGTTGTTAACAAACCAAATTATCTTGATAGCACCAGATTAATTGCATCTAAAGTTAATGAAGATGCTAGATTGACTACCATAGAAGGTTCTAAGTCCATGCAAATGAGACTTAATATGGTGACCACAGATTCTCGTGTATCACCAGTTGTCGATGGTCAAAGAGTTAGCACTATTCTTTCTTCCAATAGAGTTAATAGTGAAATTTCCAACTTTGCTACTGATTCAAGAGCAAATGGAATCTTTACAGATCCAACCGCTTGTCAATATGTTTCCAAAGAAATTACATTGGAAAATCCTGCAACTTCTTTGAAGGTTATTATGGATGCTCACATTAACAACTATTCTGATGTGAGGGTATTTTACGCTATCAGTAATAAAGATGGATTTAATCCAATCTTTGTTCCATTCCCAGGATATGCAAATCTTAATTCTAGAGGTCAAATTATTGATCCAGCTAATAACAATGGTGAATCTGACAGTTTTGTATCAAAGACTCAAACGTATGGATTTGATAGTGAATCTATTGAATTCAAAGAACACACATTCTCAATAGATCAATTACCATCATTTAGATCATATAGAATTAAAGTTTTACTGACAGGTACGTTACAAACATATGTACCAAGAATTAAAAATCTGAGAGTCCTTGCCTTAGCATAATGTATAAAGTTAAAGATCATGCGGATCTTTTAAGAGATCCGCATACTGGTGCAATTTTAAATTCAAATTCTTTGGATCATGCCAAATATGTAAAGAGGCGTGAAATAAAAAATAAAGAGCATCAAAAAGTACAAACAATTGAGGAAGAAGTTGCTAGTATGAAAGATGACATTAACGAAATTAAGTCACTATTAAAGGAGTTAATCAATGGACCCAAATGATATTAGTTTAGATAATCTTTCTAAAAGTTTTGAATATACTAAGTTGTCCGGTGAAATAGATAGTTGTAATGATCTCGAAGAACTTAGAAATATTGCTAAGTGTTTTTGTAAACTTTATTATAAACAGCAGGAAACAATGCAAGTAATGGGTTTAGCAAATGGCAACTAAGAACGTAACCTTTGATCCTGATGCTGGAGTACCAAAAGGTGTTAATCTAACCATTCACACTGGATCAGATTTTGCGACAAATTTTAATGTCGTTAATACTTCTAATAGTGCCTTTAATCTTACTGGTTATAGCGCATCATCTGCAATGTCAAAGAGTGTTGCTATTGGAGCAACTCTTGGTATTACCACTTCCTTTTCTGTTGGATTTACAAGTGCCTATGATGGTAAGTTTAAAGTATCTTTGAACTCCACACAAACAAGAAGTTTGAATGAAGGAAGATACGTTTACAATGTATTAGTAAGTTCAGGCACCACAGTTTATAGTATTGTAAACGGCAATGTTTTAGTTATCGCAGGAATAACTACAGCGCCATCATAAATATAGTTACGGAATTAGTGTATAAATGGCTCAACCCGCAAGCAGGTCTGACCTCGTAAACTACTGTAAGAGACAACTGGGGGCACCAGTATTAGAAATCAATGTTGCCGATGAGCAAATTGATGATCTAATAGATGATGCACTACAGTATTTTTATGAAAGACATTTTGATGGTGTTGTCCAAACTTTTCTAAAGTATAAAATTACTGAAGCAGATATTGATAGAGGTAGAACAAGAGGAAATAACAAAACAGTTGGAATTGTAACCACAACTGCAGATGCAACTATTGATAATCAAACAGTAACTTTCTCATATGAAGAGAACAGTAATTATATTCAAGTGCCACCATCAGTTATTGGGATAACTAAAATTTTTAAATTTGATGGAGCCAACACTGTAACTAATAATATGTTCAGTGTAAAATATCAAATGTTCCTCAATGACATATATTATTTTGGAGGAACTGAATTACTAACTTATGCAATGACAAGATCCTATCTTGAAGATATGGACTTTTTGTTAAATACACAAAAACAAATTAGATTTAATCAAAGACAAGATAGACTTTACTTAGACATTGATTTTGCAGAACTGAGTAAGGATAATTATATCGTCCTTGATTGTTATAGATTACTTAATCCAAATGAATTTACAAGAGTTTGGAATGACTCTTTCCTTAAAAGATATGTAACTCAATTAATCAAACGTCAATGGGGGCAAAATCTAATGAAGTTCCAGGGAGTCAAATTACCTGGAGGTATTGAATTGAATGGTAGACAAATCTATGATGATGCACAAAAGGAATTAGATAACATCAGAGAAATAATGTCTAATACTTATGAAATTCCCCCTATGGACATGATTGGTTAAAGATATGCTTAACCCATACTTTCAGCAAGGATCAAGGTCTGAACAAAATTTAATTCAAGATCTCATTAACGAACAGTTGAGGATGTATGGTGTTGAGGTGCATTATCTTCCAAGAAAATATATTTCTGAAAATACTGTTATAAAAGAAGTAATACAATCAAAATTTGACGATGCGTATCCAATAGAAGCATATGTTGATAATTTTGATGGATATGGAGATACATCTACAATTTTATCTAAGTTTGGAATTCAGGCAACAAATGAGATAACTTTAATTATATCAAAGGAAAGATTTGAAACTTATATTTCTCCCCTTATAAAGAATGAAGAAAATATCAAATTGTCAACTAGACCAAAAGAGGGAGATTTAATTTACTTCCCCCTTGGAGATCGTTTGTTTGAAATAAAATTTGTAGAGCACGAAAAACCTTTTTATCAATTACAAAAAAACTATGTTTATGAGTTGAGATGTGAATTGTTCCGTCTTGGAGATGAAGTTATTGACACTGGTGTTGAGGATATTGATGACATTCTAACTGGTGGCGAATCTGATGGATTGTCTGAAGATGGTCTGTCCACAACCATTGGACCGTCTCAAACTTTAACATTAGTCGGAACTGGAGTAACAGCAACTGCGGTAACTGGAATTATTACTTCCGGTGGTATTAGATTGATTACAATGACTAATAGAGGAGGAGGATATACAGGAGTACCAAGAATAGGAATATCCTCTGCTCCCTCTGGTGGAGTTACCGGTATAGCATCTGCTAGAATGATTGGAGGAATTGTTGTATGTAATCAGAGTGCAAATCCAAAAGCAAGATCTGTTCAAGCAGTTGATATCGTAAATCCAGGTTTTGGATATACCGTAGCACCTGGTGTTAGATTTATTGGCGGTGGTGGAGCAGGTGCTGCAGCTACAACTAAAATTGGTGATGGAATTGTAGGTGTCGTCACTCTTACTGATGCTGGTTCTGGATACACAACATCACCAACAATCACATTTAGTAATGAAGTATTCTTAAGCGGTGTAACCACTGTCTCCGCCGCTGCAACAGCAGTTGTAGGTTCCGGAGGTACAATTACGTCTATTAGACTTACTAACGCTGGTCTGGGTTATAGCATTGCTCCTACTATTACACTGTCTGATCCAAATATGAATTCCTCAGGTAACTTCGCATTTAACGAAGTGGTAACTGGATCTGTTAGTGGAACAACAGGTAGAGTCAAGACTTGGAACTCTACTACAAATGCTCTTGAAGTTGGTAATGTTAACGGAGAATTTACTGTTGGGGAGAATATAGTTGGTTCAACATCAGGTGCATCTCATGGATTATTAAGTGTAAGAATAGATCCTGCAGATGATGGATTTGCCGATAACCTTGATATAGAAACCGAAGCAGATTCTATTTTAGACTTCTCTGAGCAGAACCCATTTGGTATTCCATAAATAGTTTTTATTATACCAATAATATTATTATAGGACCCAAAGATGTTTGAATATTTTTATAACGAAATTTTAAGGAGGACCATTATTTCTTTTGGTACTCTTTTTAATTCTATAACAGTAAAACAAACTAATTCTTCAGATGACGTTGTTAGCGTTGTCAGAGTTCCTTTGGCCTATGGACCAACTCAAAAGTTTTTGGCAAGACTTGAGCAGTCTCCTGATTTAAATAAATCAACGGCAATAACTCTACCAAGAATGTCATTTGAGTTTACCGGATTGACTTATGATGGGACAAGAAAAGTAAGCACGACTCAGCAATATACAGTAAAAGATCCCGATGATGGATCTGAAAGTAAAAAGGTATACATGCCAGTTCCATATAATATGCAATTTGAACTGAGCATTATGACAAAATTAAATGATGATGCTCTTCAAATTGTTGAACAGATTTTACCATATTTTCAACCATCATATAATCTTTCAGTAGAACTGGTTGAATCAATTAAAGAAAAAAGAGATATTCCAGTTGTCTTAGAAAATATTACAATGCAAGATGATTATGAAGGAGATTTTACTTCCAGGAGAGTTCTTCTTTATACTTTAAGATTTACTGCAAAAACATATCTGTTTGGTCCAGCAACAAGTGGAACCAAAGATATCATCAAAAGAGCATCTATCAGTTATCTTACTGGCACAGATATTGCAAATACAACAAGAGAAGTTACATATACAACTACTCCAAGAGCAACTAAAAATTATACTGGTGATGCAACAACAACTCTTGCTGCAGATATCACAAAAACACTTAAGACATTTGAGGTTGAGGATGCAAGTGGTTTAACTGCTAAATCTTACGTTAATATTGAAGGTGAGCAATTATTCATCAAATCTATAACCGATAACAAACTAACGGTTCTGCGAGGACAAGATGGAACCACTGTATCTGAGCACTTAAGAGGAGCACCAGTTCATATCATCAATGCTGCCGATAATGCATTGATTGAAGAAGGTGATGATTTTGGATTTAGTGGTAGTATAGTATGACAAGCAAATTTGACAGTTTAAATGAAGAGTTTGACGTAGTTGATGATATTGTTCAACCTGAGGTTGTCAACGATAAAATTGATAAAGTTAAATCTTCAGTAGATGATGTTAGAAAGGACTATGACTACACGAGGGGTAATCTTTATAGTATAATCGAAAAGGGTCAGGAAGCAATAAATGGTATTCTTGAATTAGCACAAGAAAGTGAAATGCCTAGAGCATATGAAGTTGCTGGACAACTAATTAAAAATGTAGCAGATGCCACTGATAAATTGATGGACCTTCAGAAAAAACTGAAAGACGTTGAAGAAGAAAAACAATCAGGACCATCTAATGTCACCAATGCATTATTCGTGGGATCAACTGCAGAATTAGCAAAACTTCTGAAAGATCAAAGTAAAAAATGACATCAGACTTAAAAGATTTTTTCTCACTCATAGGTAAAGCAAAGAAAGAGAAGGAAGATGAGTTCCAATCTTTAGTGGGAGATTTTGACATTGATTCAATGTTTAATCAAGTCAAAGTATCTGTAGCGGAGGAAAAGAAGAAAAAAGAAAAAGAAGAACGTCAAGTAAAGGCGCTTGAGTCTTGGTTATTTGCGGAACCAAAAGAAGAAGAAATAATCATTGAGAAGAAACAAGATGATTATGAAGAACTAAAGAAAGAAATTGGCAGTAAAAAGAAACCAAGTAAACCAGCAGTTGAGGAAATAAAAGAGGAAGAAATAGAGGAGGAAATAGAAGAAGACACTATTGATCACGCTCTTAAAATTTTAGATACAATAAAATCTAAAGAGGAAGTTAGAGAACAAACTGATGATCCAGAAATATTAAAGATAAGGAGAGAGTTAGAATATCTCAAAAACCTTGTCAACATGCAAGGTGGTGGTGGTGAAGTTCGTCTTGAGTTTCTTGATGATGTTGATAGAGATACAGCACTAGTAAATGGAAAGTATCTTCAATATGACTCCTCGACTAAAAAATTCGTAGGTGCTGATGCTTCTGGTGGAGGAGGTGGCGGTGATTCTGATTATGCATCCGTAGCTGGTATTGCGACTTTTGCAACAACTGCAGGAGTTTCTACAAATGCTCAAGGACTAACTGGAACACCAACCATTGCTGTAACAAATATTACTGGTGTTGCTGCTACTTTCACAGGCAATGTTTCAATTGCAGGAACACTTACCTATGATGATGTTACAAACATAGATTCCATTGGAATAGTCACTGCAAGAAGTGGTGTTTATTTTGGAAGTCCTGTAGTATCTGCTATTGAATCAAACTCTGCAACTACAACCACTACATCACAAACAAGTATAGATAGTTTTAGTGCATCCGAATATAGATCTGCAAAATATCAAGTTCAAGTAACTCAAGGGAGTTCCTATCAAGTTACTGAAATTAGTATTGTGCATGATGGATCTGATTCATATGGAACAGAATATGCGACAATAAAAACCGGATCTTCTTTAGCATCTTTTAGCACAGACATATCTGATGGAAACGTTAGATTATTAGCAACACCAACATCGAGTTCATCTACAGTTTTCAAATTTACTAAAACATCCATAGTAGTGTAATGAAGACCCTAAAAGAATTTTTAAAAGAATCTTCTATGACTGTTGGAAACAATGGTTATACTCAAAGTGGAAATTCTTCATCTGCTGCTGGATTCGATAAATTTCTTTTTCCATCTGATATGGATGATTTAACTCAGGACTATCAAACTCCTGGAGAGTCTGGTCAAGCAAAGTGGAGATTCTCTGATGTATATCCTGTTTTAAAATTATCTTTAAATAAATCAAGTGATGGTCCATCAATTGATGCAATGATTGATGCATCAAAAATGTTTGTTGATCGAATGGATAATCCACAAGAAAGAATGAAAAAAACCTTTGAGCAATTTAGAGAATCTTGGTCTAATAAATATAAAAAGAGTATTGACTGCTCCAATCCAAAAGGATTCTCACAAAAGGCACATTGTGCCGGTCGTAAAAAAAGAGCAAAATGAGTAACCCTCGCATTCCAAGAAAACCTGGGCAACCAGCAAATTCCAAAAAACACTCTGACCTTTATACGGATGAAAATCCAAAGG